CCGGGTAAGCCGTATGTCTTGTCTATGGATGTGCGAGACAATAATTATGCTAGTGATAGTTACTTCCGGGTGGAAATCAAACAAGCAAACTCTCAGAATACTATGACATCAAGTGGCCAGTGCCATTATAAAGCTGATAAAGGAGAATGGGCTCATCTTGAGTTTAAGTTAACGGCCCTCGAAGAGTTGCCGTCTGCTATCGGTAGTCAGATTGTTTATCTAACGGGATGGCGTAAATCAGATGCCTCGTATTCTATTAGAAACATAAAGCTTGAACTTGGCACAGAAGCCACACCGTGGACGCCGGCTCCCGAAGATTCTCTTTCGGGGGGGTACTAATATGATATTAGCCTTTGATGTCATTACCCTTGCTACGGTCACCGATGTACAAGGGATCTACCGCTTTTATCAGTTGGCCACGTCAAAGCCGTCCAGGCCGACGACCTACCCACCGGCGAGTGCATGGTCTGACGAGATGCCAGGCTATCAACTAGGCAATCAGGACAGCCTGTACTTTGTCGATGTAACGGTCTTTAATGATCTCACCTATCAGTATGGCGAGGTGCAGTTATCGACTGATTACGAGGCCGTCAAGGCTACATACGCCGATGCCTTGCAGCAGATCGCTAACGCGGAAAAGCAAATGCAGTCCGAGATCCAAAAGACAAGCGAGTCCATCCGTACCGAGGTATCGGAGGACTACTACAAAAAAGATCAGACGGACGATTTGTTAGGTACGATCTCGACCGCTTTGGAACAAACCAAGGACAGCTTTACCATGCAGTTTAACAGCTTTCAGGCTGACTTGGAAAACGTCAATGCCGACAATTCGGCCAAGTTCCAGGAGCTTTATCAGTATATACGATTTAAGGGTGGGTCAATCGAATTGGGCGACACAGGTAATACGATTACCTTAACCATTGAAAATGACCGCATAAGCTTTAAACAGGCAGGGCAAGAAATTGCCTATATGTCAAACAACCAACTCTATATTACCGATGCGAACATAGTTACAAGTCTTCGTATCGGTAATTTTATTTTCAGTCCGCGACCAAATGGATCGCTAGATTTTAAAAAGGTAGGTGCATAGTATGTCAGTCACACAGACCACAATTAACATACCTTACTGGTTGACTAATGGCCCCGGTTGGCAGACATCCAACCAGGGGTCATGTCGAGTGACCGTAACACGTAATTACGGAGACAGTCATGCTACGATATCGACGTATTGGGGATACTGCTCTCCCGGTGGATCGCAGGCATCCGTTAACTGTATCATCAATGTAAATGGTACAGTCCGCAATGAGCAGTTATTTGGTCCGACCGTACACAGTGCCGGAGCCTGGTACTATGCCAATGGCTCAAGCTTTACAGTACCTGTATCGGATAGTGCTGGATCGGTAAGTATCTCAGTCTATATGATCGTCAATGCCGGATCTAGTGGGCAACAGTCAAGTACAGCTAGTGGATCATTAAGCTATGACTCGCGAGGCGAGACCACACCATCCGTTAATAAGACATCGGCCGATATCGGTACGTCAGTTACGATCACGACCAAACCTTACGTGTCGTCATTTAGCCACAAGTTGTACTACTCTACGGATGGTGGTAAGTCTAAAGTATCCATTGGTACAGTGGCATCCGGTACGACCACTAAGTCATGGACGATACCAACGTCATTGGCCTCACAGATACCAAACGATACGTCTATGCTGATCACGATTGTATGTGAAACCTATAACGGATCAAGTAAAGTCGGCGGTGATAAAACTTGTACCTTAACAGCGACAATACCATCAACGTACAAGCCATCGATCTCAAGTGTATCGATATCAGAGGCTACGGCCGGACTTGCTAGTCAGTTTGGAGTCTATGTCCAAACCAAATCTACACTGCGAATCGTAACCTCGGCGAGTGGATCAAATGGATCTACGATCAAGAGTGTCAGTGTATCGTGCGATGGGTTTACGTATTCGGGCACGACCGTAACGACGGGTACTTTGAGTACGTCCGGTAACATATCTATCGTAGTTACGGCAACCGATAGCCGTGGCCGTACAGCCACAAGTACAAAAACAGTCAAAGTAGTAGCGTATAGCGCTCCTGCCATCACGCAGTCAACCGTAACCCGAGCCAACAGCTCCGGTACGGCCAGTGATGAGGGGACCTATGCGCTTTTTAATTACGCGTACAGTATTACAAACGTTAATAACCGTAATACCCATACGTTTAAGATCCAGTATAAGAGTGGTACATCATGGATCGATCTGGTCACATACACCGACTACGTTAAGAGCGGTAAATATCTATCGACAAGGACGTTTGATGTCAACTCTGCCTTTGATTTTAGATTTATAGTTACCGATTATTTTGGATCGTACACCATCGAAAAATCCATTGATATCAGTTTTGCTCTAATGAACTTTGGAGCCAATGGGCACTCAATGGCTATAGGTATGCAGTCTCCAAACGACAGCTACTTTGACCTTAACCTACCGGCGCGAATCCGACAGGCCATCAATCTGATGGGTAATTTGACGTTAGGTACGTTGGCCAAACAGGCCATTGGTAAGTTTATTTACCCGGTTGGTTCGGTCATCAGTAACACGACCGGTACCAATCCAGGTACCCAATTTGGGGGTACTTGGGAGCAGTTTGCACAAGGTCGAGTTTTGATTGGTGCGGGCACCGGAAATGATGGTAGTACAAGTATGACTTTTACGGCCAATGGAAAGGGCGGTGAGTACTTCCATAAATTGAGCGCGGATGAAAATGGAAAGCATAAACACGCTCAAACTCTCGGCACTGATAATGCGGTAGTTGGTGGGTATAATGATGCTTACGCCATCAATGAGCAAGTCTATGGTGGTTATGCCAACACGGTAGCCCGAACTACTGCATACAGACAGGCCGTACAATACTCAGGCGAGGGTAAAGCTCATAACAACACCCCGCCTTACAAGGTTGTCTACTATTGGCATCGGGTTAGCTAACTCTTCGCCAGTAGTACACACTTTTATAGGGAGGAGTGTTATTGTGTGCTTTTCCACCTTTTGACATATCTGTGTGAGCATTACTATTAGTCCAGTAGGAAACTATGCCACTTCCGGATCCGACATTTATATGGTTGCCTCCAGTGCTATTGATCACAAAGTTGTTAGCCGGGTGATTATGTGGTGCAAGCTCATCCGCGCTTAATATATGATAGTACTCACCGCCCTCAGATAAGGCAGTATAAGTCATACTTAAACAAGTCTTCTTAATGTATGACTTTTACTGCTGGATCTGAAGGAGGCAAATATCAACATGTACTTACTCAACAAGAGCTACCAAAGCAAGCCGTAGCTAACGTAAATAGTCAATACGGTTTTTCGAAATCAGCATGGTTTGTAGGCGCTGGCTGGCAAGGCAATAGTGGCCAAAGCGATCAGCCTTTTTCCCTTTTACCTCCTTACAAATCAATTTACTACTGGCATCGCATTAGCTAATCCGATGCCAGTAATAGACAGCTTTAGACGGAGGCATATTGTTATGCGGTTGGTTTCCTCCCGTCCCATTGACGCCTCTGCTACCAGTATTACAGGTATAATGCGTCCATCCAGCACCGCCGCCATTAGTAGCTACAAGGTTAGTTCCATACTCATAAGAAGTCTGATGGGAGTGATTTGCAAGCTCATCTACTGTTAGCTGGTGCCGGTATTCACCGCTCTCTGACAAGGCCGTAAAAGTCATACTTAAGCGGTGCGACGCCAAAAGTAAACGGCGACGTAGGGAGATTGAATATTTTTCTTATCTAGCGAGTACGAAGTGGCAAAATGCCTAGTAGCAGAAGCACTGCTTGAACCACCACTAAAAGCATAGCCTAAAGATGTATCTGTTTCTACATAGTCGGGGCCCGCACCATCGATTCTTCCCATATAGTAGTTATTTCCATCGTATCCGGTTGGCGCGTGATGATAATGCTTGAGGTCTATTGTGTATTTTCCACCCGTGGATCCGGCAGTAAATGTCATACTTACGCAGTACGCCGCCAATAGTACACGCCCTCATATGGCGGTAAATTGTTGTGCGGTGTATTACCTCCTACCTCATTAGTGTACATTAAACCTGCGCCGCCCATGTATGGTATATAAGCGTTCATGTCAGTCCCGCCCCCAACAGGAGACGTGCCAGATAATCTAGCTAAGGTATGGGAGTGCTTAGGCATCTCTGATGAGCTGAGAAGGTGCTTATACTCTCCACCTACAGACAAGGCCGTAAAAGTCATACATTTAATGCTGATAATAATCAGCTAATAGCTCAACGCATTTACGCTTTAACTCTAGTTGTGGGTGGACGTACATACTCATAGTGATAGCTACATTACTGTGGCCGAGCAGTTGGCTCAGCGATTTGTAATCACAACCGCACTCGATGCAGCGTGTCGCAAAGGTATGACGGAGTGCATGGAATTTATGGTGCGGTAGCTCAAGCTCTTTTAAGACTCTGTTGTAAAACAGCCTGTACTTGTTAGGCTCGATGTGCTGCTCTCGACCGGTGATCAAATACTCATCCGGCTCACCGCGCAGCAACACCGCAAACTGCATGATCCATTTGTTGAGTGGTATGGTGCGGATGCTCGCCTTTGACTTGGGCGACGTAATGACGAGCCTTGATCCATCCTTTTTAGTGTATAACCGACTCATAGTCTTGTTGATGTGGAGCAGTTGGCAGTCAAAGTTGATGTCCGACCACTTGAGAGCGCAGAGCTCGCCAATGCGGATACCGGTATGAATGGCTAACAAGATGCCAAAGTTTTTATAACTGATCTCAGTTTGGAGGTGATTGATCAATGCGATCTGATCTGATTTGTCAAAGATCTCGACCTCCTTAGGCGGATTGTAGGGTAACCGGATTTCGAGATCTTTACGGTTGAGAGATAGTTTGAGTACGCTGATTATGCTGTCAGCATAACTTTTAGCGATGCCGCCCTTACCATCAACTCGGCCATGATCCAATTGGCCAAGTACAAAATCCTGCAGTATCTCACTATCAATCTGCTCAACATCCATATTACCTAAATGAGGCAGTATTTGATTGTGTGCGACGTTGTAATAGACGGTAAACGTACCGCCTTTTTTGTAGATCTCTTGATCTGCTAACCAGTCATTTAATATTTGTTTGTAAAGCATGTATGATCTCCTTTCTGCATGCTTTTTTATTATGGAGGATTTAGTCATGGATGAAAATTTAGAAGAACCAATTTACGAAGAGCCGTCAAGAGATATTCTCATCGGCGAACTGCCAATCTTTTTATGCAACGAATTGATCCAACAGATCAATGAGCAGTTGGTGGTTACCTTTATGTGCGAGGCAGGCATGGATGACATCGTTGGAGCATTTAGAATGTGTGAGTCGTTTAGCTACGCCGATACGACCTATGAGGGCTATACGATCGTTAAAGCTTTTAATATGCGTGTCGGGGACGACGAAAAAACGGTATATCAGATTACTCTCGAAAAGGTGCCGGAAGATCCATTTACCGATGACCAGGAGTTTGCTCTAAAGTACGCCGTTGACAATATGCCGGACGAGGATGCGGTAGAGCATAAAAGTTTATTTTACGACTGGGAAAACATCGAAGATGGCGAGTGGATTCCGGAAGGTCAGCGTTTGAATTACAATGACAAGCTATGGAAGTGTGCTAAAGGTCATAATAAACAGAGTGATTGGTGGCCTGGTAAAGATCCTACTCTTTTTGAGCAACTAGACAAGGATGAGCATGAGGGTACGGTTGAGGACCCTATCCCGGTACCGGACTCCGTAACGACAAGCGGATTTACTTATATATATGGTAAGTACTACTCCTGGCAAGACGTAATCTACCTCTGTAAACGAGGTGGCATCGAAAAGCCGGAGGAACTGTACGGACAGGAGGTCAAATTGAATTATGCTCCTGATGCCTTAATCGGGCATTATTTTGAAAAAGTGGAGGAATAACATATGGAACAAGTAATGGAAGTATTGATGCCGGCGGTATTACAGCTTGCCGGTACTATCGTCATGGTCGTGGCCGGAATCATCGGCTATCAGGTTAAAAAGCTATATACACAATACGTAGATACACAGACAAAAAAAGATGTAGTGGCTACCACAGTCCAATACGTTGAACAGATTTGCAAGGATCTGCACGGACAGGAAAAATTGGACATGGCTATTGATCGTGCATCTGCGCTGTTGGCCGAACAGGGTATCAATGTATCGGCGACAGAGCTGGAAACACTGATTGAGGCTGCTGTCAACGGCTTTAACGGAGGCTGGTCTAAGAGCGGGGTGACTGACAGCTCCGCTGGAGAGTAATATGACCATCGATGCTTTAGCAGCCGGTATCATAACACTGGGAAGCTTATGCACGGCCATCGTGGCAGTCGGCAAGCTGATCAACCTGGCAAGCAAGCCAAACAAGGACCAAAACATACGACTCACAAAGCTTGAGGACCGGATGGCGAAATGCGAGAGTAAGTTGCTCAATGACAACCAGTCGATGATCGAACAGCAGGAGATCAACTCGCTCACGCTTAAATCGCTACATGCTTTGTTGAGCCACGCACTGGATGGCAATAACAACAGCGAGATGGAACGCTGCAAAGAAGAGATCCAGGAAAGAGTATTTAAAGATGGAGGGTCAATCCGATGATTGGCTCTCCTTATTTATATAAGGAAGGAGTAGAGCATGACAGTATTTGATAATTTCTTTGCCTACGCGCAGGGCAAAGTGTTTGATACCAACGGTAATCAATCCAACTGGACAACGGTCAACTGGAACTGGGCCTATGACGGTCAATGTGTATCACTAAAATATGGCGGTTGTGGTGTCAAAGCGTACGGTAACGCTATTGACTACTGGACAAACCGTGCCAACAACGGAATCCTCAATATTTGTGATGTTGTAACAAGCCCACAAAATGGAGATATCGTTGTATCGGCTGGTGGCGATCCAAAGTACGGCCATATATTTATTTACTGTAACGGGCAGGCCTTTACACAAAACTGCTGTAACAATCCTAGAGCGACTCTGTATCCATTGTCTTACCAGGGTACAATCTATGGCTACCTGCGACCTAAGTTTATGGTACAGGATAAATACAATGTGAGTCAGCTGCAGTCTGAGCTTGGGCTAGCAACATTTACGCATGATCAGATCATCATCCGTAAGGACAGTCCGACCG